TGCCGAAGTGGCAAAAGTTGACGCAATGACGTTGGTGAAAAACTATTGTGATGCCATTGTCTGCGGAGCTAATGGTATATGAGCAAGTCACCAGTACGCAAACCTATCAAGGCATTTAGCGCCAAGTACAGCGCGACCGTTGATAGTAGGGAGGCAACATGAATAAGCTCGCGATGAAGGATTTTTCCGATGCGATCGAGGCCCTACTCAGAGGCTCGGCGGCTGACAAGTGCATGCAAAGCGTGACGATTTTTTGCTCCCCGTTGTCCAACTGCAAACAGCGGGTCACGGCCACATATCATGGAAAACCTGACAGCAAAAATACTCGAAATACTATTGTTTTGTCCTATGGTGTGTTGAACTACGCACAGCGCGAATATCTTGCTTTGTGCAAAAGTGCAAAGTGCAATCCGCGTCGCCTGTGGTTCAAGTTCTACCCGAAGAAGAAGAGGACGGCATGATTTCCCCTATCCGCGCATCGATCAAGGCATACAGCGCGAAGTACAGCGCAACGGTCGAGAAGGCCGTGGCCGAGATCATTGCCAAGCTCAAGGCCGGATATGCTGGTGACGTTGCGAAGCTGGTGACTTCGATCTTTGACAAGTACGGTGTTGACAAGAAGCTGCGTGACGAATTGCTCAAGGGAATCGCCGTATCTGTGAGCAAGGGTGCGGGGGTAGTTCTAACCGGCGCGGAGTCAATCGCTGTTCAGCGGTGGTGGATGCAATACGCCTACAGCCCTGACGAAAAGAAGTTCTCCCCCAAGATCAACGACCTGTCGCGCGTGAAGGAAATCACGGACTCTGTGCGTGACAGCATTGCGCGTCGCGACTCGTGGCGCAAGGCCGCGCAAGACCTGAGCGACAAGGGCATCCAGCAAGGCGACGTTGCGCAGGACGTGCAGTCCCTATACGGCGAGGCCCGCAAGACATATGCACTCTCTGGTGACGCTGACGGCTACCTCAAGTACAAGCGCAGCGTCGCCCAGGTGCAAGCCCGGATTGACCGGCTCGTTGATCCGTCAACGTCGAAGTTGAAGCGCGCATACCAGGACGTGATCGACGCGACCGAGAAGTCGTCAGAGTTCGCAACCCAGAACGCCATCAAGTACGCGGCATACAACAAGGAGCGGTACAACGCCGAGCGCATTGCCCGCACCGAGATGGCTGGTGCTTATGGTGATTCGTTTTTCACCGAGAACCTGAATGACCCGGACGCCATGGGTTGGAGGGCTGAGTTGTCAGATGCGCATCACGCATACGATATCTGCGACTTTCACACGAGCGCAAACCTGTACGGTATGGGTTCTGGCGTGTACCCGGTGGGCAAGGGACCAGCGTTTCCTTTTCATCCACATTGCACGTGTGTTTTGTCAACCGTTTATGATGGCGAGGCGCACGAGCCGAAGACACAGGGAATAGATGAAAATCAGGCTGTGAAACTCCTCGACAAACTGCCCAAGAGTAAAGCCGTTGAGCTTCTCGGGGTACAGGGATACGAGGAATTTAAAAAAAACCCGGCGGTATGGGAGAACGCTCTCAAAAACTGGGACGGTCACGAGATCAAGCAGGCGCGGGTTCCACTCTCGCTCTTGCACGGAACAACCAACTAACAAAGGAGACTCCCGATGTCACTGAAAGTAAATGATACGATAGTTGAGGCAACGAACAATGACGCCGGATATGTGATGAGCATCGGAGAATGGTCTTCGAGTGCGATCGTCGCCAGAAATGCGCTGAAGTCCACGCGGACAAAGATCCTCGACGTGTGCGCTGACGACGCCGGGACCGCATTGAGCGCAACGGCATACCGGGCAATGCGGGGGCGTATGCTCTGCACGAAAGCAAAATCCGGCGACTACTCGGGATTCGGTATTCAGGGTCACTACAAGAACACCGCTGCCGATACGTCAACCGGCAACAAGGCCGGTGTCTGGGGATACTACGAGGCTGGTGTGGTGGCGACCATTGCCGCGAACTCCGCAGGCGTGTACGCAATGCTCGACGCCCCCACTGGTGCCACAATCGGCGGCACAGTCGGTGCCCTCCAGTGCTGCTCAAACGACCTCGGCGGGACGCACACCGGCAAGGCCGCATGCATCCACTGCCCCAACCCGGTTGCGGGAACATGGGACTATGCACTTGTCTTTGGTGACACCACCGGAGCAACAACCGCGAACACACACAGCATCGACTCGCACGCTCTCGCATTCGTTATCAAGGTTCGCGTTGGAGCCGTTGATGGGTTCGTTCCCGTGTTTGCCGCTGCACCAGCATAGTCACTGGAGGATGGTTTGCAGTACGATAGAGATTTGATTGTCAGAAGGATAGGTGAACTTGAGGATGCCGTCGCCGCAAGGCAGACGGCTCTCGACAACACCATTGGCGCACTCGTTGAGGTGCGTGCAATACTCGCATACATGGATAGGTTAGAGGCTGCGGCGTTGACCGTAGCCAATGTTCATACACCCGTTGAGGATGCGCCCCTTGAGGCGAAGGAGTAGTTATGGCAACGCTCGAAGAAATCATCGCGGAAGTGGGAGAGGAAAAGGCGGCTGTGATTCATGCGGCAATCGAGGCCGAAAAGACGCGAGGTATCGAATCCTCGCGTAAAAAGGGCGGAGAGGTGACAAAGTGGATGACGGAAGCAAACAGGCTCAAGGACACAATCCGCGAGCTTGAGATCGACCCGGCGTCTGACCTTGCACCACAAATCGCGACGCTCAAGGCCAAGATTGATAAGGCTGCGGCAAGTGGTGATACGCAGTCTGCGATGGAAAGAAAATTCCAGCAGCAGATTGACGCGATCAACAAAAGCCTGGAAGCCGAACGCAAGGAAAAGGTGGAGGCACAGACGCGGCTTTCTCACGCGACGATCAAAGAGCAGTTGTCAAAAGCCTTCGGTGATTCGGTGATCGGTGCAGAAGACACCATCGAGCTGATGATCCTCAAGGGCAATGCAAAGCTGAATGACGCTGGCAAGCCGGTGATAGTTGACAACGACGTTGAGGTGGACTTGACCGCTGGTGTGGAGGCGTTCAAGAAAGCTAATCCGTCACGAGTCAAGAACACTGCGCGAGCCGGTGGTGGAAGTTCTGGTGGTTCTGGTGGGTCACAAGGTGGGAAGGTTCTTACAATGTCACAATTTGAAACAATGTCAGTTAAGGACCGTGCGGCATTTTTTGCAGCCAATCCCGGCGCCCAGGTCGTCAACTGACGCAAATAAAGGAATAGACGATTATGGCATACACTGACTATACTGGTCACAACACACTGACGGCAGTGCTTCCCGCACTGTATTCGGCAGCGAACATTATCCCGCGCAAGATGACCGGCCTTATCGGGTCATGCGACCGGACTTTCGATGACAAGCAGGCGGCAATGCAGGACACAATCACCGTCCCGGTGATGACCGCGTCGGCAAACGCTGACTACACCCCTGCGATGCAGACCACCATTGGCTCGGCCACCGTCCCGACGACCGTCACGATGACGATGGACTTCTCCCGTCAGAACACGTTCGTTATGTCCGCCGAAGAGCAGCGTAGCCTTGACAACGGTGGAGACCTTGCGAAAGAGTTTCTCCGTCAGAAGACCGAGGCCGCAATCGGTGCAGCCATCGACGAGATCGAGGCGTATCTGATCGTCAAGGCCAAACAGGGCGCAAGCCGCGCGACCGGCACAGCGGGCACGACCCCGTTTGCCACCACGATCACCGAGATCGCGGATGTCCGCAAGATCCTGATCGACAACGGCATGACGCAGGATCCGTCCCTCGTGCTCACCAGTGCCGCAGCGACCAACCTGCGCAAACTGGTCACGATCAACAACCAGCCCGCCGGGTCACCTGCCGAGGAGCTTCTGCGCGGTGGTACGCTTGTCAACCTGCACGGCATGGCCATCAAGGAGAGCGCTGGCGCAGTTGCCCACGTCATCGGAACCTCGTCGGGCACGCAGCTCAACTCGGGCGGATCGGCAATCGGCTCCACCTCCCTGGCGTATGACACCGACGTAAACGGCCCCTGGACGGCTGGCGACGTGATGACAATCGGCAGCGGCGGCGGCACCGGCACTGCGGACGCCAACAAGTATATCGTGAGCGCGGCCAACACTGCGACCCCGTTGCTCATCAACGCGCCGGGCCTGATGATTGCGCACGTTGACAATGACGTTTTGACTGTCGGCGTGGCATACACCCCGTGTATCGCTCTCGACCGTCGCGCGTTGAAGCTGGTCGTGCGGCCCCCGTACACCAACCCGAACCCGCTCATCGAGAGCGTGTTTATCGGCGACCCGATCACCGGGCTGACGTTCCGGTTCGACAAGGTTGCGGGCGACGGCGTGGTGACCTACCGCATCGTCTGGGTCTACGGTGCCAAGGTGATCAATTCCGAAGGCGTCGCGATTCTGTTGTCGTAGTTGTGGGGAAAGGGTAGCGGGGGTGGGCAACTGCCCCCGCACTTAACCTATGCAAATATCTATGGCAGTAGACGCTGGCTCGTTGATGAACGCATTTTGCAAGGCCCCGATGAGTGTGGCGAAAACGCTGAGGACAAACCTCAATGTGGCAATGCTGGACGTTGAGCGACAGGCGAGAAGGAACCACAGATTTCATAGTAAGAGCGGGCAGGCAAATCGAAGCATCATGCACGAGGTGACAAGCGACGGATTGGAAGGACGCGCGTATATCAATGATGGAGTCGCAAAGTACACAAAGTACCAGCACGAAGGAACGGGACTGTATGGAGCAATGCGACGAGCGTACAAAGTCAAGCCGAAAACTCGCAAGGCTCTCTACTGGGTCAGTGATGGAGAAAAGAACTTTTCCCAAGGTGTCACCATTCGAGGAATCCGGCCCGATCATTTTCTCTATCGTGCCTTTGCGGCACAGAAACCGTATGTTCTCGCGCGTATGCGGGGAGCGGTCAGCGCGGCGCTTAACATGGCAGGATTGAAAGGGGGTCGATAGTGGCTCACTACATAGCCGACACTGACATCACCGATAAAATTGTACGAGAGTTTGTCACAAAGGCGGACGAGCGCGTGGGCGTGTGGATGGACCGCGTTGATGACGAGATAGACCACATCGGCGAAAGCATGGACATTGATCCGAGCGATTTCATTTGGTCTGGTGATGACGATTCGGCAAGTACAACGATGCACCCGAAGATCCTTGAATACGCACGCGCGTACTTCTGCTGGCAGGTGTGCCGGGACAACATAGGCGCGAATAGCGTTTCTCCATCACAGGATGAACTTTACATTGTGAAAAAGAAGCTGTATGAAGACGAGATGAAGGATTTGCGCACACAGCTTACTCCTGCGATGTTTACTCTTGGCGACACCGATCTGACCGCAGAGCAAAACGTTGGGCAAACCGGCCTACTCTGGAGAGCATAATGTCGGGACGATTGACCACCATTGCAGCAGAACTTGCCGACCTTCTCGGTACGATTACCGAGGCGAACGGATACGGCTACAACTTCGGCAGTGTCAACGAGATCGACGGAGCGCATCGGGTCGAGCCGAGCGCAGAGATCACCTACGCGCAGGAAGACCCGGTGAGTGAGGCATCAGGATACTATGGTTTTGCTGCTGCACAATTTGAGATCCGCCTGCGCGGGTCACTGTCGGCTATTCCCGATGCGCCATTCTACAAGATCGACGCGGAACTTGACACTATACTCAGAGATGTGAAGCAAGTTCTTCTACGGGCATCCACACCGAATACGTTGCCGTTGAGCATCGAAACGGTTATTCAATACAACGGATTTACGAAAGAGACAGACACGAACGGCGACATGTTCCGTCCTAAATCTTTACTGACGAAATGGACGGTGAAATACCAAGAAGAGCTTACTTCTCAATCCTCTTGAAAGGGGTAACGTATGGCGCATAACGAGTTAGAAGTTTTTTTGGCAAAGCTCCAGTCGGCCAGGTTTACGGCAGAACCGACGATGCTAAATACGAATTTTGGCTATGTCGGATCTGATGCCGTGTTCAATCCGAAATTTGATTTTTTTGACATTGACATGGCAACGGGAACTTTTGGACAAGAGGCTGCGGTCCGGGGCAAGGGGTCGGTTGAACAGACATTCAAAATGCCGGTGATTCCAACAACCAGTTCAACCGAACCTGCGTGCGGAGCGTGGCTGAAATGCTGCGGCATGGAAGTCACGACCGCAACGAGTTTACACACGTATGCACCAAGCAACACCCCATCTGCGTGGAAAGACATGACGGTATGGAAGTAC